AGTGTTACATTGCGGTTGTAGTCGTCCAAAACACGGTGCTCAACACCATTATGATCAACCCAACGCTGTAACATAAGATTATTCCAGTTATAACCTTTCGTGGTCTTATCGTCAAATGCTTCCAATAAGCCAACTTTATTCTTAGTACCTTTTGTTCTAACGCCTGGATAAGCGGAGAAAACATTGTCACTTGTATCACCTCGCATACATTTTTCAAACAGCATGAATTGTGGATTAGGAGCAGCCTTAGGCTCTTTAGTTTTCTTATCAAGTACAGGCGTACCTTTATCTGTAAAGTAGCCTTCGTGTGTAATAGTTGTGTTACTAACGCCATTGTACTGTTTTACATTAGGTGCAATTAGTTGTGCAAAGTCACCATCTGTACTAATAATAACATGATTGTCGTTAGGGTGATTTTGTACCCAACCTGCAATCAAATCATCTGCTTCAAGTACAGGATTTTGTATTACAGTGCAGTTAGTCTTTGTATTAACGAAATCTTTAAACTCGTCAAAGATTTCCCAAAACACTTTATCTTCTTCTGCTTCACGTGGACTCATAGCATCACGTGTTTCTTGACGGTTACGCTTGTACGGCTCGTAAAAGTCTTTACGCCAACTGCGTCCTTCTAAACAGAATACAACATGATCTGCATTAAAGTCTTGCCATGCTTTTTTAATACTGTTTAAAGTAATGTGTAATGCCATACCTACTTTAGTGTCTAAGTCGCCGCGTACTACATGACGAGCTCTAAAGAACGTATTTGCTGTATCAACTAGTACATAAGTTGCCATTTGTTTGCCTTTTAATCATTTATAGTATAATAATAGTGCCTTTCATAATATTTGTCAAGCATTAAGATACTTCACTTTTACCTTTATCGATAGGAACCACATTAATATAGCCCATGTCTCGATCAGTACTTAACCCATCTTCTTCTAACATTTGGATAACAATAGTTCTAAACCATGCGTCAACTATTTGTTCTGCACTTTCTCCTTTGTATCCAGCATCAAGAAGTTGCTCAACAAATTCATTATTCCAATCAAGTTCAAAGAATCCATTTCTAATATTATCTTTATTAACTTGTGTATCTAATACAGCAACCCAAGGTTCACCTGCTTTAGTAGCCGCTTCTTTTTCTGTTTCTAGTGCTTCTCGACGGACTTCTTCAGTAGTCTTTTCAACTTCTTTAACTACTTCTTCTTCAATTTTAGGTGTAACACCTAAAGCCTTTTTTATTTTATCCCAGTTCATATTCCAGCCTCCCTGACACGTTCTTCAAGTGTTTTTGATTTTGAATTCTCGCGTCTTATGTTAATTGTTTCTTGTTCATTTTTAACAAAGTCATCAGGATCAAACATATTCTCAAGTCCCCCACGCATTTCCGAATAAGGAAATGTGGAGTCTTGGTGTGAAACGCCATCCTTTTTCCATGCATAGTTCTGCGATTTCTTGGACGTTGAGATTATATTCTTCACTGCGTCCGCCCAACGGCATACAATATACCGGACATTGAATCCCGGCGTTTCTGTAAGTGTCCACAGCTTTGCCAACTTCTTCCACGTCAATAGCATCAGCGACAACAAACTTAAGATACATGTCACTACCGTCAACAAGGCTATACTCCCTAGCAATACTAGGCTTAATAGCAGTATCCCAAGGTTCTCCGCTAACTGAAAGTTTTGGGGAACAACTCCAAGTGACTTCAAATCTGTTTTGATCGCTAAGATAGTCGAAGAAATCGTCGTGTAAAGTTTGTGTAGTGTTTGTTTCAAATGTAACATTTTTTAAGTCCTGCATCCTAGGATGCTCAAATAGTTCAATATAGAGTCTTTGCCATCCTAACAAAGGTTCTCCGCCTGTTAATATTAAGTGAATATCTTGACCATTGTCCATTGTCCACTTGCCGGTTGGTGTTAGACTTAGTAGGTGTTCAACCACTTCGTCTACAGTTTTATCCATCATAAATTTTTTAAATTCAGGATAGATACTTGCATACGTGTCACAGCCTGTATGTATAATAGGTAAGTCTTCAAACTTCTCTACAGTATTAATTATGTCGTTGTCTAACAATTTTTTAACTTCGGGATTGTGTTTGATACCTTGCTTCTGTTTTTCATCACGCATAGGCTCATTACGGTCCAACCCAAAGTTCATACAACGAAAGTTACAACCAAATGTTCTTAAGAACACACTAGGGACTCCAACAAACTTGCCTTCACCCTGTACACTATAAAATGCTTCTGAATAACGTAACTTCATCTTAACACGCAAATTCCTGTTGTAGTTTAATATTATCAAAGAACTCTTTCTTTGTACCTGGATCGTCTTTAAATGCACCTTTCAGTACAGTTGTCTGTGTAAGTGAACTATGTGCCATAATGCCACGATTCTCACAACAACCGTGTGTTGCTTGTACATATACTCCTAAATGTTTTGCATTGGTTGCTAGTCGAATCTGTTTTGCAATTTCATTTGCAAGTTCTTCTTGTAGTGTACCACGTCTAGCACACCACTGCGCAATACGAGTATACTTACTCAACCCAATTAATTTATCTGCGGCAATAATCCCAATATATGCAGTACCTACTACTGGTTGATGATGATGTGAACACATACTTTTTAGTTCACTTCGTACAACTAGCATACCTTCGTAGCGTTCGTCTGAGTCATTTGGAAATGCTGTTGCGCTAGGAATAGGATCATAACGTCCCGCCATAATCTCATTAAAATACATTTTAGCAAGGCGTCTTGCTGTACCTTTAGAGTTTGGATCGTTGTGTCTATCAATAACAAGTGCGTCTAGCACACTTTCAAATGCTACAGTAGCATCTTCAATAAGTTCTTCTTTGTCGCCTTTTTGTAAGACTTCTGAAATATTATCGCCTGCCCAATAGCGAATGTTTGCATCTTGCAAACGGGCTTTAATCTGTTCTGCTTTGCTCATTTATTTCTCCGATGTTTAGGCAGTGGATTGCCGTGTATACTGCACAATTATATACAGTATACACTTATTTAGGTCGTTTGTCAAGTAATTAATCAAAATACTTGTTCAACATTTCGAGTCTATCGTGTGCAGTTGCCATTGCATCTAGTTCTTTCTGAATAGTTTCAACAATATCAGAATGTTCACCAATGCCTACAACTTTTTCCATGTAAACGTCGATATTGGTTTTGTGCAATTCAATCTCCGCTTCTGCGTGTTTCCTTGCCGCATTAATAAGATTTTGTTTCAAGTCCATACATTCCTTTCCTTTTAGTATTTTTGTTTAGATGGAATGACGCCTCGGACGCCGCCTCTCGGATCTTCCATGTCTCCATCACGACGGAAGATTAAATGTACATGTGGATACATGCATGTTTGTCCTGCACTTTCTCCCATGTTAATACCTATATTATATCCTGTAATAGGATTAGTATCTGCTTCTACATTCATATTGCCCATTTCTTGAGCAAATTTAAAACACTTTTGAATATTTTCTACAGTGTTCTCTTTTGGAACAACTAATATATGTCCTAGTGTTACAGGATAAATGTCATTATATACTATAAAATCTCTTGTGTCAAGAAAAACTTCAGTCCAAGGTGCTCTTTTCTCTTCTTGTGCCTTTGTTAGAGTATCAATCTTCATACTCATCCTCTGTATATGAATTTTCGCTATCCCAATCATGAAGCAAGTTACTAAAGCCAACTGACATAACATTATATTCGTTTACATTATCTTCCATAAATCTTTCTATTTCATCAATTTGTTCTTCAGTTAGATCAATAATTGATTCAACACTATAGAAATCGCAAACATATTCATATACACGATCCGTAACATCTCTTTCAATGTTTTCTTCGTGCTTATACATTTTAAACCACTCAAACGCCATTGTATTCTCCTACAATCTCCCAGGGATATACTAACCATACATCTTCCTCGGCTTTGTTAACTTCGTGTGTACTGTAACTTACACCATCAAATTCTGAACTTAAATTTTCTGTAATAACTGCAAAGCGAACATTGTTACCCCAAATATCATTCCATGCTTCTGAATTAGGTAAACATCCACTACGCCAATCTTCTTTAATCCAGTTAAATGTAGCACCGGTATCGTTGATGTCGTCTACAATAAGAATGTTCTTACGGTTGTCTGCGTTTGTTTTATTATGACCCATTGCAGGATCATAATAATCTTTATCATCATAACCGTAAGCATCTTCAGCCATCCAACAGTTACTTTCGCTTTCACTATCATCATCACGCAAACTAACCTTTAATGTTTCGCAACGAATTTTTAACATATTAGACAAGATAGTAGCAGGTACGTTACCACCTCTTGTAATGCCTACAATATAATCAGGCTTCCAATTATCGTTGTACATTTGTAATGCAAGACTTAGGCAAGCACGTTCTACATCTTGCCAACTGTAATAATGTTTTTTAATCATACAAGTTTTCCTTGATCTCTTTAAGAATAATTGATTTTAATCTAGACTCTTTAAAGCGTCTATATCTTTTTGCTAAAGGAACCCATTTTTCCCAAGATGCTCCCATAGAACATGTTAGGGCAAGATTTCTAAGTTTTTCAGTTAAATTAAATTTAACTAATTTAACTTGTTTATCGGAATCAAAGTTAATATATGCTAATGGTTCTCCTTCTTCTACGGTGTACTGCTTCACTCCAGGATAAAAATTATAATCTAAGTTAATTGGTCTAAACCAACTACTTGCACTAAATCTACCTGGAACAATATGTCCTTGTAATAAGTGAGGTGCTTGATCCATGTAAGGTTCTGTAACTGTTATATGAATATCGTCCTCTTCAGCAAAAAACACCCATTGCATATTATATTTGATTGTAGTGTGATCTTTAAGACAAGAGTCTCTTGTTTGATAAACAGGAACTAGACTTTCAACTTTTGCAAATGAATTATTTTGTATAATAGGCACATCTACCTTTATAGGATTTTTTAATACAAATGTATTTTTAGCAAAATTAGAAAACGCAGGACAATAAAAGAAGTTTGTTTGTTTATCTGCAATATCTACTTTTTCTTCAAGTTTCCTTTCAAACAAACTTTGCGGCTCTTCGTATAAAATACTCCAATCAGGTTCTTGAGAATCTACTGAAGTCAACGGAGTCCAATATACAGTAGTAGTTTTATTGCTCATATTTTTCCTTTAGATACTGTTCGTGTTGTACCCATTCGCCTTTGCGAATAAATCCCCATTCTCTTAATTTTGGCCCGGGAACAAATAAAGTCCAAGTATCGACGCCAGGCTCAAGCTCAATACGGTGAAGGCTGCGAGGGCCACAAAAGCGGAAGTGACCCGGGGCCCTCCAGTGTTTGCCAGTTGGTGTATGCTCCCAATACCCACCTTTAAGGATAAAAGTGAGATAAGGCCAAGGATGATCGTGTAAATCATCTAAATCTCCTTTGTGAAAGTTGTGTAAGAACACATTAAACGGAAACCATTTGCGGTCTTTTAAGAAAAGATAATATCGAGTTAAGTAAGGCTCGTTTTCGTAACGGTCCATAATTACTCGCTTGCGTCCTAACTTGTCTAGCAAGTTAAGAAATTTAGAACGGAATGTCGTCATCTAGTTCACCTGCCTTTTTCTTGCCTTCATAATCTTTTTCGCACATATCATATACTGCTTTAAAGTTACGCCAAACTTTTTCTAAACCTGGATAAATCTCGCACATACGTTCAATCTCTTCTGGACTAATACGTGTGTCCTTAATACTAATACTATTAATCCAGTCAACACTATTAGTGTCTATAGTAAATGTACCATCGCTGACACTGATAGTATCTACCATACTATCACCTGCCCAGTACGTTGTAGTTGTACCGTAGGTGTTGTCTAAGTTAATAGTAACACTATCATCGGTAGTATTCAACATATCGTCCAACTTTAAATCACTTATATCGATAGTAAAACTATCATCCTTCTTTGATTGCGTCATACAGTGCCGCTCCGCTAAAAAAATCTTTGTTTAACTTAGTACGCTGTTTATCTAAACTTACAAGATAGTCATCATAGTTTTCCATATAATGACGAATCTTATC